AAACCAACATAGGTTAATATCGAACCAAATTGGTGAGATAAAAGCAAGAAACTTCGAATTAACTGAAGTTGATAAAAAAGAAATTCAAAATTTAGAAAAAAGGTTAGTTGATATTATGAACCAAATGAAAAATTTATTTTAATGAAAACGATACCAACACACGACCCATATACTGGTGAACTTAATCCTTATTATGAAGAACTAACAGGAGAAAAAAACCCATTAATGGTTGATAAAGAGGATATTAATAATTGTTTTGACTTGTCGACACTAATAGGGAAAGAGTTTAGGTATGAAAGTAAATATGGAATATCTGATTGGGTAGATAAGGTTAAAAACATTGAACCAATTATGGGACTTCATACTAATTTTACAAAATCATTAAAACCTCTTAAAGAAGGTGAAGAACCTAAAAAGTTTGAAATATACGGTCATATTATAAATTTATATGTAAGATCAACAAGAGGTAATTATTTATATGAATTTGAAAAATGTGTATTTATTAACGATTAAATTATAAAAAGATGAAATGAAGTATTTTAAATTAGTATTGATATGGTTGGGTTTCATCACCCTGATGTCAATGTTTGGTGAGTATATCATCAGTAGAGAAGTAAACGGATTCTTTCAACTATTATGTCTCGCCGGAGTTGTTTGGATCTTTATATATGTTGCAGACGAGACATTTGATTTATTAACAAACAAAAAAAACAACGAAGAAAATGATTCGTGGATTAATTTTTATTATTGGGTTGGTAATTGCGGGTTTCATTGCATTAACAACAAAGGACCAGATGTTTAAAGTAACTGAAAACCGTTATGGATCAAACACTGAAAAATTAAATGTTGCATGGATATTAAAACCATTATCTATTTTGATTTTAACATTAATAGTAATGGCAATACAACCATTTGCTATTGAAAAAGTAGATGCCGGAAACAAAGGATTGAAAGTAAATTTAATTGGAAATCAGAGGGGTGTATCAAGTTATCAATATAAAACTGGTTGGGTGTTATATAACACCTGGACCGAACAAATGTTGGAGTTTCCAATTTATCAACAACACATTGAATACGATGATCAGTCAGTTATTTTGAAGGGTGGGTTTTCAACAACAATCAAACCGACATTTAACTATTCGTTAAGAGAAGATGCGATTGGTGATATGTTTGTAAATTTACGACGACCAATATCTGATGTTGAACACGGCTGGTTGAAGAATGCAATTATCGGGGCTGTTAATGACGTATCAAATACCTGGGAAGTGGATAGTATTTTTAATCACAGACAAGCGTTTGAAGCGGCAATCGTTGCAGAATGTAATATCAGATTATCTAAATGGTTTAATGTATCACAGTTGAGAACTAATATCGTTCCACCAGAAGCCCTACAAGAATCAATTATTGCAAAAACAAAGGCGATTCAACAAGCAGAAGCATCAAGACAACAAGCAATTGCGGCAAAGGCTGATGGAGAAAGAAAAGTGGCGGTTGCAAGGGCTGATAGTGCTGAAACTGTAATCAACGCAGCTGCAAAGGCTAAAGCGATGGAACTTACACAACAAAAATTAACACCTCTTTATGTTGAATTTAAAAAGGTGGAAAAATGGAATGGAGAGCTTCCTACCACAGTTGCCGGTAGTTCTGGAACATTTTTAAACATTAAATAATATGATAAGAAAAAGTATTGGTATATTTTTATTGATAATATTAACATCTGTGACATTTGGTTTTTTTGTATATTACTCAATCCAAAACGATAAAGCCTGTGACGAATTAGTAATACTAAATGATGGATCACAATTTGAGGCAACACAGGTATTATCATATGAAAGTGGAATGAGCACCATAAAAATGTGTAACGGACAATGGATGGACACACCAACCGTCAATATAAAGATGGTCAAACCTATTGAGTAGTTATATTAAACCCCAATTTTAAAAGTTGGGGTTTTTTATTTAACAAAGATATTTATACATAATGAAACGATTTGACAAATTATTGGAACTTTTAAAAACTTATGATTTACCGTATGGGGAATATGCAGTATTTGGTTCAGCTCCTCTTGTAGTTACAGGTATGGTTAAAGATGTTAATGACCTTGATGTCATTATAAAACCTAAATCTTGGAATTTTGATGGTGATGGTGAATATAGGACCGAAGATATTGAATTTTTTGATAATTGGCCAGGTTTTGATGTTGATGATTTAATTGATAATCACACATTTGAATTTAGAAATGTATTGTTTGTTTACCCTGAAAAGGTTATTGAATACAAACGAAGTTTAAATAGATTAAAAGATCAGGGATTAATTTAACCCCCAATTCTAAAAGTTGGGGTTTTTTATTTACAACAAAACAAAACTACTTTATAATTATTAGTGAAACCTTGTTACTGGGGTCCGAGTGTTCTTGAAACATTTGAGTTGGATAAAACCAACAAATCGGAGTCCAATAAAATAAACAAATAAAAATAAGGAAAATGTATTACAATCAAGTAAGTGATAAGCCGTGTGCGTATATCACAAAAAACAAACAAAGAGTTAAACAGTTCGGAGAGAATGTTTACTTAAAAGACGGATCAGAGTTTGAAATTGAACTCTATAATGGATCAAGAAAAACCGTCTTATCAAAAATCAAAATAAACGGAGAATTTATTAACGGAGGTGGAATTGTTTTACGTCCAGGTGAAAGAGTATTTCTTGAAAGATACCTTGACGTTTCAAACAAATTTAAGTTTGAAACTTATACCGTTGATGATTCAAATGAAACAAAAAACGCAATTGCAAACAACGGAGATGTTGAGGTTTTGTTTTATGAGGAAGAGGAACCAATTATTAACTTATTAAATAACATTAATTGGAATTCAACTTATGGTACTATCACCACTGGCGGTCTTACACATCTTACATCAACTAATGATGTTATTGGAAACAATTTATATACTTCAAATGTTAATTACTCGTCAAATGTGGATATTACTAATAATAATAGTGGTAAATTAAGTTTCAGTAATAATGTGAGATCAAATAAGTTTGAATCAAAATACGACCAAAAACCAAGAAGTTTTGCAAAAAAATCTAAATCAGTTGAAACCGGAAGAGTTGAGGTGGGGTCTTCAAGTGATCAAACATTTAAAACCGTAAGTAAAAATTTCAATTCTTGGACCGTATCAACATCAACTTGGAAGATATTACCAGAATCTCAAAAACCATTTGAGAAGAAAGATTTGATTGATAGATGTCCAAAGTGTTCAACAAAAATTAAAAAATCATCTTGGAAGTTTTGTCCTGAATGTGGTCATAAAATGGTTAGAACCAAAACTGAAATTCATTATACTATGGATGTTAATATAATGATTGATGGTAAACAATATCTTATGGGAACCTATAATGACACTTTAGATAATTTCTTAAAGAGACACGAAAATAAATTAATTTACATAAAATCAGATTCATTAACATCTGACTCGTTAAGAGCAATAGTTATTGACTAATAAATAAACAACAAGGTTTCAAAATATTAAATCCTCCACTAACCTGGGGGATTTTGTTTTATTAGATATTTATTATTAAAGATTTATCAAAATGATTGGAGTTTATTTAATAAAAAATACAATAAATAATAAAGTATATATAGGTTGTTCTATAAATGTTACCAAAAGATTTTATTCTCATAAATACAAACTCTCAAAAGGAATACATCCTAATTTACATTTACAAAAATCTTACGATAAATATGGTAAAGATGCTTTTCAGTTTACAGTGATAGAAGAGTGTACAGATGATGTTTTATATGAAAAAGAACATTATTATGCAACATATTATCAATCAATGGATAAAACAAAGGGGTATAATAAATTACCCACATCAAACAATAAACGACCTACTTATTTGACAGATGAAATTAAGGAAAAAATAAGTAATTCAAAAAAAGGTATTCCGTGTAAATATAAAGGGGTAAAAAGAACTGAAGAAGTTATTCAGAAAATGAAGGATAATAGAAAACCAACATATGGAAAAGATAATCCTATGTATGGTAAAAAGAATCCTGCTACCGCAGAAAGAAATAAATTAAGAACAAAAGAGTCAATGCCTCCTGATTATGTTTGGCCTACATCTGTAGCGGTTATTCAATACACTAAAGAAATGGAATTTATTAAAAAATGGAATAGTGTAAGAGAAGCTGCCAAACATGTGAAAAGGACAGAATCTGCAATATCTAAGTGTACATCAGGTGAAAATAAAACTTGTGCCGGATATATATGGGTTAAAGTTTCTTGATTCATTATTTTGTATAACACTTAAAAATATTAAATTCTACACTTTAATAGGTTGTAGGGTTTTGTTTTTTTAAAAAAAGTTTCATATCTTTGAAATATGAGTTTATTTACATTTTACGAGGTTGGCGGCAAAGTCAGAGATGAGATACTCGGTTTGACATCAAAAGATGTTGATTACACCGTTGTACCAAGTGAAGACCTATTAAAAGATATTGGATCACCACACACAATGTTTAATATTCTTGAAGGGTTCCTTAAAGAAGAAGGATTTGAAATCTTTTTGGTAACACCGGATTGTTTTACAATTAGAGCAAAATTTCCAAAAGACCATATTCATAGTGGATTAGTTGCGGACTTTGTTATGGCCAGAAAGGAAACCGGTTATATAATGGGAACAAGAACACCAATTGTTTTACCTGGAACATTGGAAGATGATTTAACAAGAAGAGATTTCACGGTCAACGCAATGGCCAGAGATATTGATGGAAACATCATTGACCTATTTGGTGGAATGGAGGATTTAAAAAATATGGTATTAAAAACACCATTACATACAAAAGAAACGTTTGACGACGATCCATTAAGAATTATTAGAGCAATCAGATTTTCAATTACAAAAGGATTTAGTTTAAGACATCTTGATTATTACATCAATAATTATGATTATGAAAGTAAAATGAGTGTTGTATCGGCTGAAAGAATCCGGGAAGAACTATATAAATGTTTTAAACACGACACGATGAGAACTCTGGATATATTAGATCAATATCCAACATTAAAAAGATATATCTTTGAAAACAAATTAATGTGGTTGAAACCAACAATGGAACAATAAAACAAATAATATGAAAAATTTAAATGCCGAATCCATTTGTGATAATTGTGTTAAAATTGACATAAATGAAGAACTGTCACTTGATGGATCCTCAATTAAAATACTTGGACCGGAGAGATTACTTATAATGTCAATGAAACCAACGGCACATTCATTTGAGTTATGTTTATACACCGGAAAACCAATGTTTATTGAATTAATAACAAACGATGGTGTTACAGTTCAATATGTAATGAAATCTGGAAAAGATTTTTATTTGGATAATTAAAAAAAAGTTGTATCTTTGTATTCATAAATAATTAATTTAGTCAGGTGGCGTAATGGTAGCGCAAGTGTTGGTTGAAAGCGTAGGGGAATCCAAAGTAACACGTATAACTAGGCATAGGTTCGATTCCTATCCTGACTACTAACAATTAAAAATTAATAATATGGGGTATGTGATTATAAGTTTGTT